TATTTCCAGTTAATGCTTCTATTAAACTATATGCAATTGCTGTATTAACAGCGAATGCTGCTCTTTGTTTACCAGACATCTGTTTCCATACATAACGGTTCTGTTGTGTTACTTCTCGCGTGAATTGTAAGAATGACGCAGACCATAGCCTATTATATGCTCGTGGAGTGCTTATCTGATCGCGTAAGGTTACCGTGTCATTAATGAATCGTTCTGCATATCTAACTGCATCTGCGTCGCTTAGTCCATTATTGATTGCCTGATTATATTTAGCTAAGAAGGTATATTCAATAACGCCTCTTTCAACTACCTCCATAGGAATACCGGCAGTTTTCATAGTCTTTTCAAACTTGGTGTCATCCGTCAGGTTGTCGTCTGCATACCTTAGAGCTAGAGCGTCAGACTTCTGTAATATAGCTTTACGGTTTTTTAGCTTGAATGCCTGTATTAATGCCTTTGGGTTGGTTGTAGAGAATAGAGCAGGCAGTGATGCCGTTTGAGCTACTACTGAATTCAGATTGCCGACAATCTTAGATAGTGCCGCCTGCTTCATTAATGCCCTACCAGTTGCATCTGTGAATTTTCGCATTTTACTTGGCTCTGTATCATTTACGACTCGTTGGAATGGATCTGTCTTTCCAGCTAGTCGGTTTGCATGTTCTTGGACAAATCCGACAAATTGAGTCAGTCCGTTTGCGCTATCAGACATCAGCTTCATAAAGTTCACGTCATTAAGCATCTTATCCAGACTTTCGGACATGTTATTGGTAATTTCTTTTAGACTATTGATATCTTTTGTGCCTAACTTCTCTACACCAAGCTTGTCGGCTTTTTTAACTAAGCGACTAAGTTCTTGTATACCGTCTATTTTTCGACCAATTGCACGTTCTAATCCGTATAGTTTATTTCTTACTTGCGTTAACTCTTCAGCATTAACCTTACCAGAAGTAGCCAAATCACGCAGGGCGTCTACTCTGTCAGCTAGCTTTTGTATACCGCTAGTACCCTTACCTGCAAATTCTTGTCGTGCTTCGCTAGCTGCGCGCACTGCTACTTCCAGAGAGCGATTCATTGTAATGGCGTCTGTCATATGAATATTGTGTAGAGCTATCTTGCTATATTCCATTAACGGCGTAAACGGATCTGTTGGCTTCGTATCGCCTACGCGCTGCATCGCAAATTGATTAAACTTTTGACTTGGCTTGAATAGTCCTGTACGGCCTGCTAATTTAGCTGGTAGAGATTGACGTGATGTAATAGCCACATCTCCGCCAGACAGAAGATTCTTAGCACCGCCATACATAGCCGCGATAGCTCCCTTGCCAGACTGCATTTCTCCTAAGTGCGTGATATAGTCTTTACGCTCCATGATTGGATCTTTACCTAGTTCTATTCTTTTCTCGTTCTGACGAGCTAACAGGTTCTTGTATACAGCACGTAAGAAGCTATTATACTGATCCAGGGCTTCAGCAGCACTCTTTCCGTAAACTTCTTCGAATACTTTCAAACGTTCATCATATGATGGTGATATTTCACCACGTTTCGGACGTGATGGTTCAATTACATATACGGCGTCTTGTAGCATTTGGCGCTTTAGTGGACCGTGTTTTTTGGCTTGTTTTAGCAAGTTTTTGCGATAATCTTTTATCTGTTCACCGATAGCATTGCCTTCTTTTACTGCGGCGGCATTAGCTTGACGAGGTGTTTCAGACATAATATTCAGTAATGCCTCTTTGGTTTTATTGCCACCCTTCTTAAAGTAATCAAGGTTATTACTACGCCTTAATGATCCAGTTATACGGTCTATTATTCCTTCAGTAGTCCATGTTTGACCAGCACCAAAACGCATCTCTTTAATTTTACTGAAGTCAACATCATGCATATTCAGGTTCATCTTCTTTTTGCCTGCATATATCGTTACGTTACCATCAGGCGTCATTTCAATATAGTTACCTAGTATTTGACCAGTTTCTGCATCGACAACCCTACCTGATTCTATATAGTGCTTGTCTGGATTGAATGTAACTAGTTTATCACTTGGACGATATGCCTTTTTATCTCCAGTTTGCATATAGCCGTCAAAAGCACTCACTAGTTCAGCATTTACGCCCTTAGAGTTTTCTCGCCAGATGTATTGAATAGCTAGACCATCATCAAATGCACGCTTAGCTTCATCATTGACTGCCTTATCTGATCTAATATCGTCTATGAATTTCTTCTGTAGTGGTGAAGTTACTTTTGGCGCCTCTGCACCTGTTCGTTGCCATTTACCAAAGATATTTCTGTATTCATAGAATGAATGGTATGCACCCTTTTCATCCTTATAAATCATCTGTCGTGTATTGTGGGTAGCTGTATTTGTAGCAGTTGTAGGTGCTGGGACCGCATGTTCTGCTCCAGCTAGTTTAATCTTTTCTTTTACTTCTGGTGCTATTTCGTCTATTGGGCGTAATCGTCCATTTTCATCTAACATACTACCAGCGCGGGCGTTGGTGTTTAGTAGCGCCCTTTCTCCAGTGATGTCATAGCCCTTCTGTTCGGCTAGTTTAGCAAATTGTTTTGTAACGGCTTTTTCATCAATACCAGTAGCTACACTAGCATTATGTACTATATCTGCTATTTTATGCCTTGGACCTTCATCTAACCCTCTATTCAGTATTTCTCCTAGTGCCCGCTGCTTTTCAATTCGCTCTTTTTCTGCCTTAGCTTCTTCTATTTTCTTCTGCTTCTCAGCCTCCACTCTAGCCTCTTCAGCGTGTCGCTCTGCAATTATATTCTGAGCTTCTTTAATGACGTCTGGATCTCTACGCCACTCTGCCAATAGGGCTTTTCGCTCTCTTTCTGCACGGCGTGCTTCAGCTACTCGCTTAACTTCATCAATAAACACATCAATGTCGTCATATCCCATTTCCTGAGCTACTGTATCGATATCTCGCTTACCAGTACGGCGTTTATATGTAGACGGTAGATCTTGAGTCAAATCCCCTAGGTAATGCCGTAGGTCATCAACATGCATGCGTGGGATACTCCACTCTAAGCCGTTAGTTACATTTATGTTTGTATCGTTATGCTCTAAGAATAGGTTTTGATCTATATTCTCAAAGATAAACTCATCTATAGCATCTCTTAGCTCCCTAGTCATTTTAGGTTTAGGGTTAGCTTCCATTTCGTTAATAGTTTCTTGAAGAGGGTGTTGGAATTTATCGCTATTGACATCTTGAGTATTGTTTGCTATAGTGGCATTAGAATCACCGGAGCTAAATCGCCTACTTGAGCGGTTCGCCGGTATTCTTTTTATATTGTTGAAGGCGTAGACTAACTTGCCCTTACTGTTTAGTCCAACATTTATAGTTACATCAAATTGTTGACCATCTATTTCTATGCGCGCTGTTCTATATTCAAAGCCGTCCTTTGCGAATGAATGCGCTTTCGTGTCCGGAGCTTCTGCATATTTCTTAGACACCTTAAGGATATCAGGAAGTTCGCCAGCCATCTTACCCTTAATTAATATATCTTCAAAAGTTTGGTGTGGATCGACATACTTTCTAATTGTATTTCTGCTAACCTTACCAGTCCCATCTTTACCGAAGTTCAGCGGATAGTTATTGCCTTTGAAGTTTTCATTTAAGTATTTACGAATTGTCGGGACAACCTGCTTGCCAGGCACGCCCTTAAGGATGTTATTATTAACGACTACAATATTTCTACCATCATGGGCGGCTTCAATACTCATCGTCCTAACTCGGCCGTCGCCGCCAGGTACTTGTTGTTTGGTTCTGAACTTCCCCGTCTCCATTTGGGCATAGAATTGCTTAATGGCGTCTTGTTTACCAACAAGTCCCATAACAGCTTCAGTAATTCGGTCATATATTGCTAAGACTTTTTGAGGAATACCTAATCTAGTACCTAGACGTACTTTATCTTCACCATTTAGTCTTCCGTTGTAGTAATCACTGAATCCGTCGGCCAGTTGTTCTTCTGCTAGTAGGTTCAGGTCATTTCCATATTGACTGCCATATTTGTTTATTAGATAGTCATCTCCATAAGATTCACGGATAGCGTTTAATAAGTCTTGCTTGTTTTCTACACGGGTAAGTAATTTATGTCCTAATTCGTGGTTTAGGGTGTCTTCTGTAAGCTTGTTTAGGTTGATTTGGTCAGTCTTTGGATCATAGTAGCCTAATGCCCTTTTTTGCATTTCATTTTGCCACTCATTGAATACAAGGTTCTCATCACCCGTTAGTTGTAGGTGGCGTGCTAGGAGATTGTTTTGACTAGCTAACTCCTGCATTTTGGCACCTAACTTATACCTCATATCTGGATTGTCTGTTGGGTTGAGGTTATCAATATATTTGATTTGCTCTGGCTTGAAGACGACGACAGCATCTCCGCTTGCTCCACTTGCTTTATCTCTGCCTGGGATTATTAATCCATCATAGCCATTATTTCTTGCCCAAGTTTGGAATTCTGGCTCGCTAGTGTCAAACACAATATCGTAATTATTATCTACAATATCACCGCTGGCCAAACTGCTGTTTAATAGTTCCTCAGCATTCCTTAGCGCCATCTTGTTAGTTTTACCCTGGCTTAAAAAATAATGGGTTAAATAATCCAAAGCAACCTCTCTAGGCTGATAGTTTAGATCGAAGGGCTTCTTAACGTTCAAAAATGCCTCTACAACTTTGCTGTCGCCTCCTCTTTCCCGAGTCCTTCTGCTAGCGTAACTATCTGCTATGTCTTTGTTGTCTGTAAAGTAAAAACCTTTACCCAAGTTATCCTGTTGTATCTTATCAGGATCAAACTGGTTAAAGTCTGTGCTTGTTCCATGGTATAAAGTCTTCAGATTGCCATTTTCGTCTCGGATCTTAGAGTCCTTAAAGAATGCCTCCTGTTCTGGGTTGAGCTTGTATTTCATTTCTGAACTAGCTAAGTTCTGCACGTCTTTTGTAGCTTGTTCTATCAGATAGTTTTCTAGTATTCCTGTTGTTTGTTGGCGTGTGGCAACAGCATTTACATCACCGTGCTGAATATCTGACATATTCTGGGTAACGGCTTGTTTTAGTGCTGGGCTAGCGTTAGGTATAGTATTCTCTACTACTGGGGCTACATCCACCGACTGGATTGGGTGTAATTGATTGTTTTGGTTATTAGTTGCATTTACTTCTGCCGCTTGTTTTAGTGAGGTATTGTCTGATGATTGACGCGCTTGACGTTGAGCTATAGCCTCTTTTTCTAGTTTTCCAGTAGCTTCATTTTGATTCATTCGTGCAGTCATTGCACTTGATGGCTGGTTGTCAGTCTGTCGCATAGCACCGAAATTAGCCATTCCAGCTGGACCACCAAGGACCGCACCCATAAGACCGCTTTTAAGCACACCCTCTTCATATTTACGATTAGGGTCGTATGTATGCTTAGCAATTGCATTCTCTGCAAATTGTTGGGCGGCTTCTTCTGAGCCTTCTGCTATAGCGCCTGTTATAAACTTAGTCAGACCTTTTTTGCCAATAGGCGATAAGACCTTGTCCAGCCCAAGCTTCTCTATTCCTGCCTGAACTGCCGCGTTACCATACGCATATGGCAACATCTCACGTGTGCTCTTACCTTTAGCGTTTGCATTAGTAATAAAGTCCGCCGCATTCTCTACAAACTGACGTGCTACAGGTACAGCACCGCCAGTGACTACACCTGTACCGATATCTTGCGCCAATCGTTGGGCGCTTTGACCCGCCTCGTAAGCTGTTGCAACATCCGTGTCATTCTTCTTAAATACGCCTAGATCTCGATCGTATTGAGCATTACGTTGCTTACCTTGTTCTACAATATATTTTCGTATTCTGTCATATGACTCATCACCAGTAATGCCATACATGGCGTCTGCGACCGCCAGAGATAGCTTATCGCCTGAATCACCAACTGTACGGCCAGCGCCGTCAATAGCACCTTTAGTGAAGCTAACCACTGAACGTGTTGGTAAAGTAGCTAGTCCTGCCATCTGTGCAATATTGCTATCACGTCTAGCTTTGTCTTCTGATAAATAAGCTCTGTTCTCTGCGTCAATACGTACTTGGCGGTTCTTAGCGATTTCTGGCTCGCTAACACCCCTTTTTCGCATAATGTCGTCTAGTTTGTCGTTGCGTGCTACCTGCTCGGCCTTATATTTGTCACTCTCTTGTTTTGCTATATCTAGGGCGCGGGTTAAGCTGTCCTGATTTTGGGTAAATAAAGGATTCCTTCCAGGATTAGGAAAACTTGGGGCTATTTGTGGTCTATTCTGTTGTTGAGGTTGAATAGCCACTGGTGCTGGCTTTGGTTGTTGCTGTTGGACCTGAGTTTTAAGTACCTGAGTAGGATTGTTTATGACATTCTGGATTTGGATTTGCTTGTTTTCTTTGTTTACCCAATCTTGTTGCCCTTGAGGAGTTAGCACCTTAGGGGCGTCATTGACAGTCTTTTCTGGGATTAATGGCTTTGGCTGGTTATTTTGGTTTAGCTGTTGCGTTGCTTGATTTGCCTGCTGAAGGGGATTAGGATTTACTTTTTGCTGAGCTTGGCTGAATATATTAGTACCACCACCTAACCCAGGTGTATTTACACCAGATAGACCGTTTAGTCTGTTAATGTTAGGTTGCTGTACCTGCTGTAATGGCTGAGGGCGTGGTTGAACTGGCGCTTGAACTTGTTGCTCTTTACGTCGGCGTTCATCATCGCTTACCCAACCCTTACCGCTGAAAAAGTTGCCTACTCTTTGGAAAAAGTCCATTATCTCTAATCCCCTCCTAATTTATTTACAGGTATTGATTCTGTCGTTTACGCTCGTCTTCTTGTTTTAGACGTGTGTTGTAGATGTTTAGTGTTGGGTCATTACCTGCTGCTTGTGGATCTGAAACACCAACTGCTGTATCACCTTCTACCTTGTAGCTGTCTAGGTCTTTTGCGTTGTACTGGACCTTATTACCGCTGTATGTACTTTGTTGACGTCCTAGGTTGTCAATTTCGCTTGATAGAGCGTTTGCTCGTCCAAGGTCTGCACGTGCGGCATTAGCGCCATTAGCGCCCTGTGCGGCGGCTTTCTGACTCTTCATCTGAGCTAATTGAGTTAATAGGTTCTGGCGTGTAGTTTGAGATGACTGACGTGCGGCGTTATCTTCGTTTGCTTTCCAGTCGTTAAGCTTTTTGTCTTCATCCGCGTAATCATTCTTAAACTGACCCCATGTGGTGTCGATTTGCTTTTGGTTCTGTGCGTAAGTCTGTCCTGCGCCTGTTCGTTGCTGGTTAGCTTGGTTCTGAACTGCACGACCTGCCAATTGCATGTCTGAACCTACTGCACCCATACTTCCTAATGAACGCAATAGTCCTCGTAAGCCAACTGCTGAACGATCGTTAATGTTATTGATGTTTGTACGTCGCTGTTGCTGATTTTGACGGGTCTGGTCGTTGAATTGACCTTCCGCACGGTTCCATGAACTCTTTAATTCGTTCTTTTTGGTGGTGTACTGATTGTTGATATTGCCTAGGCGTACACCCAATTGATTATCTATACGTCCTAAGCCGTGTTCTAGCTGTCCAATACCTTGGTCATATTCTGCCAACTGAGCGGCACTGGCACGGTTACCACCGCCCATTCCGCCACCGCCACCGCCTCCTCTGCCTCCGCCGAGGTCGAGGTTGAGGTTCGCGCCACCCTGTTTTTGACTATGTTGCCAGTTAGCATATGAATTCATCCACCATGGATTGACTGAACGGTTGAGGGATGATGCAGTGTAACCGTTTGACTTTTGCTCTCCGACAGTTTGACCTCTATTATTAGTGCCATTACCCATTAGGAAGTAGCCGTTAAGTCCACCGTCATCTCCAGTAACATTTAGTAGGGCTTGAGCTTCTGCTCGTTTGGTTGCTGACGGGTGGTTATTTGCGTGGTACTGAAGGTATTGACGATATGATTCATTTCCTTGCATAAGAAAAACACTCCTTTTTGTAACTTGGAGTGTTATTGACAAATCTGATGATTTCAGTTATACTGTCGGCGTGAAAAAGACTAAATTTATTCTTGTCATTTTTGTTAGCATCGCAGTAGTCGTTGGCGCAGTTGCTGCCTATTTATTTGTCGCTCAACGTAATGCAGAGATAACAAAGACAACCCCTGTCGTAGAATCGCCTTCGTTTCAAAATACCAACAAATTATCTAATAGCAAAAAGATAGAACCGCCGACAGAACTGTCAATATTGAACGCCGTCAATATTGAACGAGCCAAAGTCGGCGTTGCACCACTAAAACTGCACCCAAACTTATCTAAGACCGCTCAAATGAAAGCCGACGACATGATAGCCAGGAATTATCGCGGACACTACATGCCAGACACGAACCAACCGCTTACAGAAGAAATGAGGAGACTTCAAGTTGCCGCTTGCACAAACGCCAGCGAAAACTTGACTTGGAACGATAGCGGAACAGATACAAAGCAATCTATAGATTGGTGGCTTAGTTCACCGCCGCACAAAGCTGCCATGCTCGACCCCAAGTACACCTATACTGGTATTGGCGTAGGTGATGGTAGGGTTGTAGTGCAACATTTTTGTGTAGCACGCTAGAATAACGCTATATACAGAAGAAATATAGACACTGCAATAATACCAATAAGGGACAGGACCATCCCATAGGTATATTGCATAAAATGGCGAATGGTAAATTCTATCCATCCCCCATTACCAGTTGCATCCTCTGCTAAGTATCCATACTTTTTGAGCCTATAAAATGCTTTTTCTGGTGCTGAATAGCTACATCCAAGTGTATATATTACTGTAGCAATAACTAAAGTAAATGGAACAGTAACAAACTCCGTTGGAATACTACTTATACATTTTTGACCAAGCAAAATGAATGCCGGTATGGAAAAGGTACTAGCAGCCAACTGACGCAGAGCGCTCCATGAAAACATCTTTATAGCAACATCGTTATCATCAACTCCATATGGCGATGCCAGCGTATATAGCCACATTATTTGTTTCCAGGTTATGACTGAATATACAGAAATAAATGCAGCGGTGCCATAGAAAAGCCACACGTGCCAATCACTCATACAGCCACTCGCTTACTCCACCATGATGTGAACATGCTCCTCTTCCAGTAGCATGTGATTGCCAACCGTCACGGCAGATTGCTCCGATACGATAGTGTGATTGCTGTTGTACTGGTTGCGGTGCAGGTTTAGGTGTACGGACGATAACGTGATTTACAGGTTGAGTTATAACCTCCACCTTATCTTCATACCCTGGCTTGCTTGGTTTACAAATCTTCTTGCTACCAGCTACACCTTGTTGCTTTATAGCTTCGGTGTAGCCATATTGACCTGTTTCACCTTCGTACTGTGTTTCAAACGGTATTTCTTCCGTTCTACAGTCTGAATATGTTACAGGTTGTACTACTGGCGCTATAGTCTGCTGTGACTGACTATTATTTGCAGCTCCAGCCATACCTGCTACTGCAGCTACGCCAATAACAGCACCAATAGTGCTTTTGATGATTTTGTCCTTAGATACCATTTTAGTAAAGCCTCCCATTTACTTACTAAAGTACCTATAGTATACACACAAATCCCAAATCTCCCAACAACACTCCAAATTGTAAAAATACTATTAAATTGGATAAGAGCTATCGTCTGTTGTCTGGTCACTAAGAGGGCCTAATTCTTCGCTCCATACTGACTTGGGCGGCTTCGTATTTATCTCAAACGATCACCTCAGATTGCTACTTATACAACGCTGCGACGCACGCTTCCTTCTTTTTTGGATGACAACGCGCTCTCGTTTTTTAGAGTCACACTTCGTGCTTAATTGTAAGGTTATTGTATCATATATCAAGCAAAAAGACCATTTCGTGGATATCAACGAAATGGTCTGATTTGTTTATGTTGTAGTCGCTATCTATAGCCTGCACGCCGTGAGTATTCGTGTATCTCTTCAGTTATTCTCTCTACGGCGCCATCATCGTCTGCAATGTTGGCTCGGATTAGCCTACGACGTAATTCGGTGAGTTTTTTATCTTTTAGCTGGCGTAATATCTTGTTGAATGTGTCGTGGGCTAATCTGCGCTCGTGACGGGACTTAAGAGGGTCATTAAACACCTTATGTAATCTAGTTAGATCGCCCTCTCTCGTCCAGTCCATAATCTATTAAGCTCCAATCCAAGGATCAGTGACTTCAACCTCTGGGTCTTTGTCATCCCCTGACGGTACTGATTCTTCAATAACTGCAATAACCTTCTGCATATTGTCGTCGTTTGTGTTGCCATAAAATTTCTTAGCAACCTCTAGATGACTTAATCCGCTATTGTATGCTTCGAGGATATCTTCCTTAGATACGCTACGGCTTACGATTTCACCGCTAGTTGCAGTTTCTTTTGCATTGGCGATAATCTTCTCAGCCTCTTTTTTAGCGTTGGCGATAATCTCTTCGGCTGTAAGCGCGGTTGTATTTTTCTCTGCCATTTTATCGTTTCCTCTCTTTGGTCGTAAGGGGCAGTGTTTAACCACCCCTTACTGTTATTAAATACTAGTCTTTAGCACCAGTCTTAACGTTGATAATCCACTTTGGATCAAGGATTGCTGAAGCAAATGCCTCGGCCTTCCAACCAATGGTCATAAACTGGTTGAGTGGGTTAGATGTATCACCCTTGTCTGACTGCTTGATGATAATCTTCTTCAAGCCGCTACCAGCTAAGTCGACAACACCGAATGCCTCTTGACCGTGAATAAAGTTTGAGTAGACAGTCGTTGTACTTGCCTCTTCCTTCTGGTTGCTTGACGCTTCGATAAAGCGGACTTTATGCAAGCGACCCAGTTCACCCTTGTATAGTTCTGCACGGCCAGTGTACTTCTGAGCGTCAATCCAAGCTGCATCACCAGTAATGTTGTATGCAGTATCTGGACCAACCTTACCAATGAAGAATCCGTCTGCATATGGGATTGCGTTGTTTTTCTTCAATGTACGTACAGCCTTGCGGATTTCTGCTACCGTCAAGATATCGTCAGCAGTAATACCGTTCAATGCAGTTTTCTTATTCGCAAACTGTACTGTAGCACCCTGATGCAATACGTCACGGACCAATGCGTCGATTGTCTCACCTGCATTTTGACCCATAGTTTCAATCGTCTCTTTCATCTCGCGGTCGATTGAAGTGTTGTATAGCATGCTTGAGATTTTAGTCCACTTACCGTAGCCACGTAGAGTAGCAACGACTTTGTTGCTTCGGATAGCTTCGTCTTGTGGGTTTTCACCTTCTGTCAATGGCGTTGTAGCCAAGCCAAATGGTGATCGTTTTGTAAAGGTAACAGTTGTACCAGAGTTTTTTCCTAGAGTTTTCTTTTTAGCACCTTCTAGGTGAATTGTGCGGGCTTCGCTTCGCTCCAAGAATTTTTCCTCCAGGTATTGGATCATCTCGGCAGAAAGCGTTGCAGTTGTGTTTGTTGCCATGTTATTAACCTTTCTTAAATATCATGTCCTTGTCGACGGAGATACTCTTCCTTCTCTTCTGTAGTAAGCTTGGCGAATGGTTTAACGATCCTAGTGCCGCCTCCACGGAAATCACCAGCGTCATTAATCACAGCGCGTTGCTTAGGTGTTTCACCGTCTTTGTGGAATGACTTATATAATTGATATATATCTGTATTTGAGCCAATGACATCGCCGTTTTGGTCGTAAACAAGTACACTTTGCAGGTACCCGTCTACGGCGTTATCAAGGTGTTCATCATACTGATCAGATTTTGGGTCAAACTCTGGGAAATCCCTGAGTGCCATATCTGCCTTATATGACAAATCACTTCTTGATGCTTCGACTTGAGCTTTATAAGCCGCTTGCTCCTGAGCTTGTTGCATATTATCTAGTCGCTGTTGCAACTGTAGGTTCTGCAATACCGCCTTAGCTTCAAATTCTGTAAAGAAGTCACCAGTCTCTGGATTCTCCATCTCCATAATCTGTTCTATTGTTGGCAATTGGTATGGCTGTGGTTGTACAGGTTGAAATGTGCTTTCGTTCTGTGCGTCAAGCTCCAATTGCTGGCGATAAGCTCTAGTTTCGTTCCGTTTAGCAACTAATTCGCGAATGACTCGGTTATCCTCCTCTAGGTCGCGTTCTAGTTGTTCACGGCGCGCCTCTTTGCCCCGTTTCGGCTTCCTGTCTTCGTCTGACTCATCATCAGAATCAGCGTCTTCGCTTTCTTCCTTAGACTTATCGACTTTGACATGTACCACCTCGCCGCTATCTGAGATAACTGCTTTGGTTTCTGGCTCTGAAGAAGCCTCAGAGTTTTGTGTTTCAGCTGGCGCCGACTCAGCTTGGGTAGACTCTTGCTCTACCCCTGTATTAACGACTTCTTGGTTTTCTGCGTCTGATGGCACAGTACCCCTCCTTCTCATTAGATTGTTTAAGCGTCGATTGCAGGTGACGAACCTGGGTTGCGTGAGATGCGCTCCTTTGGTTAGCTAATAGCGAGGATAGCTAACCAAAGCAGAGTACCTTACTGAGCCGCTTGGTCAATTACACTCTCTAAGAAGCTCTTTTCCTCTCTTAAAATCTCTACAACACGTTTGTTGGCCGATATATAAATAGCTAGTTTCTCTTTATCTGTAATTACTTCTTCTGGTATAGCGTCAGTAGACTTGTAGAAGATAATGCGCTCGTCCCAGCGGTCAAGCACCTTTTGTAGCTTATTCATATCTTGCTTAATAGCATTGATCTCGGCTTGTTTAGCCTCCTCTACCCTCTTGTCTTCTTCCTCATTTGGCTGGTAATATTCTGTACTGCGTGGATATAGGTTCTCGTCCATTATTCACCCTCCTTTTGGATAACTCCCATAATCGATGCGATTATTTCCTCTTCTGTAAATCCTTTTTGAATCATGCTTGGTACTTCAGCAATTAGGTCTTCTGGTGTGCCTATCTGTCGTAATTCATCTACAATACTTGGCTCTATATCTTCTTGTGGCTCTACTGGTACTTCAGCAATCTGAGCCTCGTCTTCTGTAGGCTGCTCCGCCTCGGCCGTAATTGCTTCATCGGTAGCAGGGACCGCGGCTTGAGTTTGCGCCTCCTGCATTTCTTTCATTTCTTCTTCTGTAACCTTTAGCTCGTCTAATCCGTCAATGCCAGAGTTGGCAACAATAGCGTTCCATGCGGCTAATTTCTTATCTACTGGCACTACTTGGTTCAGTGACTGGCTAGAGTCTAGCGTTTGAATCAATGTCTTCAGAGAATCTAGCTGTGCCGCTTCGCTGTTTACTTTCGTTGTTGACGCGTCAATCTTAAACTTCAGTACTCCCTTAGCTTTTGAGAAGTCTATAGTTGCCTTATTCTCATCATCTAGGACTACGCCATCTAGTACATGACCTTTTGCTTCTAGGTCTCGCAATCTCTGTGCAGTGTCTGTGTCTAGCTGGATTATTTCTATACCTTCACGCTCTGCAAAATACAAGTTAATAGCCGTTTCGCTCCACTCCTCAAAGAATGCTTCAAATCCTTTACGTAATGCATTGTCGTCAATAGACAATTGGGCTTGTTGAGTCTTGAGCGCTTGTGGTGTTTTACCGAATCCTGGATTGCCAACCTCTGCACTAATTGAAGTGTCTGGACTATTGACTAGGTTGAGCATTTGAGACTTCTGCAAGCCATACAAATTCGGATAGTCGCGGATTGCTGAAGTATCCACAGACATCGCTTCAATACGTACATTTGGGTTCTTAATTTTGTTAAGACCGTTTGGCTTGAATTCAAGGGTTCGCTCGTTTACGTCTCCGTATACGTTAATAGTTGGTCGCAATGCGGCGGCACGGTTGTATTGATAAGCCTGCATATCGCTATCGATCAGGTTCTGTAGAGGACCAATTAGCTCTAAGACGCTACGACCCAGAGGATTGACTCCATCGGCGTCATAAAAATACCAATTTAAGGGTATCTTAGCCCTTGGGTCTTTATTTTTCTTACGTCGTACAATCTTTTTAGTGGCTGGGTTGAAGGTAAAGAAGTTTGCGTTATGACCAATTTGAAAACCAGTTATAATTTCAATACCTGACGGGTCAAGCGAGTACTGTTGCTCTGCTTCGCTCTGGTCTTTAGAGTCTTTAGCAACAATAGCTTCTTTTATTTCTTCTAGTACCTTCAAATCCCAAGTTGGTTCGTATAGCGCACCCTCTTTTTTGGCAGTGCGGCGTCGTTCTTTTTCGGCATCGATAAGCTTGTCTATGTTAGTCTTTTGCCACCATGTGCGTACAAATAAATAGTCGCTATCGCTAGCAGATCTTTTGCCAGGTTGGATAAATACATCACGCCATGAGACTATTAAATAGTCTGGAAGCAGCTCGTCATCGTTGTAAGCTACTGGTGTAAAGACACACTGCGACCCAAACGACTCACCATTTTCAATAGTCATCCACACTTTATGGATCAGGTCATATTCGGCGTTGGCGTTAGGTAGGATTTTTTCTAAGTAAACAAATTCAGCAATTATTGGCCATGGGCTGTGTTCATCAGAAGTAGAGACTACACCAGTCGGAAGTTGCTGTACGGCACGACGTGCAGACTTAATGATAATTGAAGCTGCTGTACCGTCTGTAGTTTTAGGAAACGCTTTAGGTATTTTAGCGTGTGGCTTATTTCTAGCAATACGGGAATACTCCTCAAAAGGCTGTGTGAGTTTTTCTGTATAGTCTTTTGAGGCGCTACATAGATCGAATATGTTTTCTTCTGTTAAAAAAGAGAAAGCCACTGATTACTCCAAAGATTACTGTTGTTTCAGTAAACTCTGGTTTGTTTCAGTGGTTTACGCTTGTATTATATCACATTTTTAATCAGTTGTGAAAATAATCATTTTACCTGTTTAATTTTGGTATATTCAAACACAACATCGAATGATCCTTTGTATGATATCCTAGCGCGTCCATCATAACGGATTGACGGATTAATAAGGCTATCGTCGTTTTCAATTCTTAGTGTTAGCTCATCAACCTTATCACGTGCTTCTGCCATAGATGCAACTCGAAAACGTTCTTCATAGTGTAGTTTAGTTGCTATAACAGTGTGATTTTGATAACTGTTTTCAACCACTACAGACGTCTTGTCGTCTAGCTGCTGTTGCTCTTTGACTTTTCCAAATTCTGGCACAAATTTTTTCATATTCCCCCTAATTAATTCCACATTGCTGTTAAGTCGCTATCTGCTAATGATTGATTGTATGAGCTTGAGCCTACGTCATCTTCTGGTCGCTGAGCTAGTTGTACCTGATATGCTAGAGAGTCGCTCGCGTCGTCGTTGGTCGCCTTAGGAAACATACTTAGTTCAAGCTCTAAGTCTTTACATAAGTTAGCGTCGCCATGTCTTATATGATAAATTCCTCCGCGTTCATATCGTGGCACCAGTGCTTCAATCCTCAATGCTTTACTGTGTCCGCCATGCTTCAATAATTCGACATCCATATAGACGCCTCTGCGCATCATCTCCTCATCCCAAACAGACTTCAAGGCTTGAGTAAATTGATTGTCTTCAATTCCGATCTTGTGCAGGTTGTATCTCTTCCAGTTTGTAAACATGAGATCAACTAGGTCAGTCGCGGATAGTTTTGTGCGATAGCATATTACATTCCATTTGCCTTCTCGGTCGATAAAGTTAAGGGTTACGCCAATGTAGTCAGTGCCTTGCTTTACATCGTCTTTACCTCGCGGGTCAATCGTCATAACGTTGTAGGTATCAAGCTGTAAGACGTTGCTGAATTCGCGGTATTTGTACCATGCTTGCTTGAACTTACGATTCTCTTCATCAATTGGGTTTTGCTGATAGAGTGCTGAGAATTCATAACTGCCCATCTCTGCGCGTTTTTTTAATAGCTTCTCAAGTGAAAACTTCTCTGGCCATAGAGCCTCACCAGTTTTGCGGTGCGTATCATCTTCAGTAGCGATAGCTTTATATTCGATTATCTTCCAGTCGTCGTATGCTTCACCTCTAGCCTTAGCTTCTCGTGACGCTTTAAGAACACGACCAGCTAGATCATCGTCATGCCAACGCGTAAGAATAAATACGACCATTGAGTTACCTTCTTCGCGTGTCGAGAAAGTTGATTTATACCAGCCATCGCGAGCTTCGCGGATTACAGGGCTATCTGCTTCTTCACGGTTCTTAAATGGATCGTCGATAATACCAATTTTGAATCCACGACCTGTCAATGCACCGCCAACGCCAACGGCGGTATAACCACCGCCCTCTTTTGTAATCCAGCGACCTTTTGCTCTAGCGTCTGCTCGTAAGCGTGTAGAAAACATCTTGTTGTAAGTAGCGGATTGCATTATATCCCTAGTTTTTTGTCCAAAATCTGACGCAAGCTCTGCAGAGTAAGACGAGACTACGATTGGAATATTCGGGCTTTTTCCTAGCACCCACGACGGAAACTTCTGCGTGGCTGTATCGCTTTTGCCGTGTCGCGGTGGCATAAAAATCATCAATCGGACATCTTCGCCAGCTAGCAACCGACGATATCCTTGCTCCAACTCTTTAGCAATCTCGGCATGGAACCACTCAAGTTGATACTTTGGATCTATAGCAATGCAGTATTCGGCAAAAGAGCCGTTGTCTGCAATTTCTCTAAGAATCCCGACGGTCTGCTCTGGCTTTAAGTAGTTGCTCTGCTTGTTTTGCACTTAGAGCTACTCCTATGTCATTACCGTTTGTAGTCATATCCAGCTTGTCGCCGTAAACTTTTGGATTCATCTTAGACATCAGCCACTTGCGCGTGTCAATTCTTAAACGTGACCTCTGAACATTTTCGCTATTGAATATATATCCATCGCCTTCCAACTTCTCCATGTAGTCGTTAGTGGCGTTATCTGCAATATCAATAATCTCTTCAGCTTGCGCATATGATCGTTCTTCACATGCATGCGCGTATTGCTCACGAAACTTATCATTTTCTCGTAACCATCGAAAAAGTGTCTGCATAGAGACCATATCTTTTTCTTTACATATAGATCGTACCGAATAGCCTTCTGCTATTTTCTGACATATTCTATCTGCTAGTTTATCGGTATACTTTGAAGGACGCCCGTTCTTTTTGGGTGTTTTCTTTGGTGGCGCTTTAGAAGATTTAGGTTTATCTTTAGCGGATGTTTTCGCCATTAAAAATTCCTCGCAAGGAATATACTGCTAAAGGACCTCTTATTGCCTTATATTATATCACATCTCATTTATTTAATAAATCTCTGCCTTTTTTCATATCTTCACCCACAAGTCTTTTTACCTCAGCTAAACATCGTCTAAAACCAGTTCTCCAGCCATCATTAAAAGACTCATTCATAGACACTATATTGTATGTTTTAGGCAACTGACTTACGATAGACTTGGCTCTTGAGGCATTATCTTCGATATAAGCTTTTAGTTCTGCTATTGATTCATCAAATATTTTATCGTCCATCATCATATTTCCTCGATCTATCCATTATATTAGCTTAGCCCCTTTACTTCCTTAAACTTTTCAGCAATGTCCTTGACGTATTCACTGTCATATTCATCTTTGCCGGTTCACTAGTGTTTTATATAATCTTACAATCGCCCGCTTTAGATCGTAGTTACTCATATTTTCAATATTAGACCGACCACCCAGCTCTATGTATATGTTTCTCAAATTTGACAATCCTTTGACGTCAGTGACTGCTTTCATGATCTTGCGCTCATAATCTTCATCATCCAGGAATAAACACGACTTTGGCTCAGACTTACTCATTTTACGATCAGGATGCCTTAAGTCCATAATCTTGGATTTTGTATAAATTGGATCTGGACACTTCAACCCAACCCGCGGCAGGATATCTCTTGCGAATTCGATATGAGGACGCTGATCTTCGCCAACGATTGCTCTATCGTAACCTGCAATGTCTAAAGCCATCATCACTGGATATATGTACATTAGCGCGGTTTTTTCTTTAACCTTATACTGCGGCATGGCATTCAGTAAATGGCTAGGCGTTACGGCTAACAGCTTAGCTAGTAAGGCGACATCTAATCTCTGCTCGACAACTTGACTACTCAGCTTGAACATTCTGAGTACACTCAACGCTTGCTCCTCATATTCAGGTTCTGCCAATGGCGCGTGATGTTTAGCTACCAGGATATCTGCCTTGTATTCTATTGCTGGCTTTATCACGCTGACATAATGTCCTAAATGCAATCTACCTGACGGCCGAAAGCCTACTATAGTATTTTTACTCATATCTTTCTCCAAATTATCAATTTTTAGCTTAACATCCTAGGATAATCTCTGAGTAGACTGCATCAGATCGATTATGTCTGGTGGTCTATTTTCTGTTATCTTTTTCTCAAGCTCAGTAAACATGTCTGACATAGCTTTAATACCATGTTTGTATTCTTTCTCTAGTAGTTTCTGAATCTGTTTCTTCGCTTCAGCGATTTCGCCGCCAACCTTGCGCTTCTCACCACGTTGAGCTATGGCTTCATGTTCTCGTCCGAGTTGATATTGCGCGAATAGAATATCATCTAGTGTCATTACCTTTCCTCCTTTTTCATAATATCCTCAAGCGTAGTCCGCGCCTTAAAATACAGCTCATATTTTGCCTCATCTGGCGCGCTAGACAGGTCGATTAGCAAATCCATACCGCACAGTTCGCCGATTTTTGGTGTAGAGTTTTTATTAGGATCACCCATCATGACGACTGAATTTCCCAGCCGTCTTGCCAAATCAACGATTTCCATTTTTTGCTCAATCTCTTCGCGTGTTGGGACGTAGTCTTTTATAGGGTTCTTCATTTCAATTTCCTTTCTTATTCGTTTATCGGTTTCTGGATTGTACACTACGCTCGCAGAATTTAAATCGTTGGCAATATCACGCATTCCAAAAATTTGAGCATCACGATTTCGAAGAGAGTTTATAGAACACAATCTTTTACGTGCAGCTCTATGAATATCTTTTACGCGTCCACTGCAATAGTGACTATAGCCATAGTAGCGGTCGTATTTTATCCGCTTATGACATTTGTCACACTGGATGGATGGTTTTGATTCACTCTTCGTCATTTCTATCGTTCGACCTTACCTTTTACTTAAAAATGCAATACTTACAGTAGCTTTCAGCTATAAACTTCTCAGCTCGACAACCTGGTGCGAGATGCCAATGTGGAGCAAAAACAACCAGCTCCGCCTCTGCCATAATCTCTATAGATTTGGCGAGATACCATATGCCAGCGTCTGAACCCTTAAAAGGGCAGTCCTCCTCTATAATCTGGTCTAACAATTCTAACTTAGACCCTGGAAAATCTTTTTTGACTTGTTCAAAAATTTGCGACCTAGTTTTTACAATTTCCTCCGTACTCTTACCTCTCATCGGCATTGATATAAATACTTTCATTTCTCCTCCAACAGCTGTTCATGTTCTTTAACCAGCTTCATAATACTTTCGACAAAATCACTCTTTATACAGTTAACCTCTTTGCAAAAATCGTCTGGATCGACTTGCTTATGCTCGTACATCAGGGTCAAATCGCCAATCCTGAAAGATAATCTATCTACGATAAACTTGATACGAGTCATTAAATCTTCGTCTGTCATTATTTCTCCTCCAACAATTTAGGGTTTTCGTGGATATTCCCTATGACTTCAATTTTTTTGCGTAATTTAACATTGCCTAATATTGGATAGCGCGGCGAATTATACCGTGGCTCAAGACCGAATCCACTGTAAATCCACTCAACTCGATAGATCTCTCCATCTCCCTCTATCCAACACTGATTTTTTTAATATCTTGGTAGCTTCATCTACGAACTGGCTATAAATGGCTGTCTCTCTGGCTTTGATCATTCGCTGCAACTTAAAGTATGGATCGTCAGGATCGAGCTTTGAATTGAGCCAGTCTTCAAACATATCACCGTTAAAATAGCCGTCTTCCGTTGACCACGGGAATGCTAGCTTAGGCACTTCTTTCGGCACTCTTGAATTTTTGTTACGCTTCATCGATATCTCCTTTCTTATGTCCACAAAATTAGGGGTTTAATTGTCGTAAAAATCCTTTACTTGACGTAAACTAGTGAATACCGCATAAGTTAGTACCAAAGAGCCTACGAACATTAGAATAGTTATGAATATCCTCGCTATTGATAGACTGTCGTTAGACGGCTGGATTGAGCTGTCTGCCCTGACACCTTTTTGGTCAGAAACAAAGCCTCCCTCGTACGGTATTTTGTCAGCAACAGTCTCGTAGTAATACCGCCTGTTAGAGCTAGTCTTTATGTAAGTATCATCTTTCGTGAAAAGACCTCTGTCTTGTCGCTTGGCTTCTTTTATCTTGCAGTACTTATAAGATTTCCAATCAAACAACCCAGAGTTAAATGTCTGCCCTAGGAGTGATACGCTTGGGACAACTTTGTCTTCGCTTCTGTCAAACTCCCAATCCCAGACCGTGCGAGTACATACACTACACCCTTTCTTAGGCAAGCAATTGCAGGCGTAAGTCTCCACATGTGAACGATATTCCTCATGCACTTTTCTGATTGCTAGCCACGACCCATCTATATTGTCGTCTGCTAGAAGTTTATCTGGGGTGGTGATATTCCCTTTGGCGTACAGCTTGCCTTGCTGCGTCTTTATCGAATACGGAAACTCAGCTGCGTTAGACTCATCGAACTTTAGAGCAATCCTATAGTCTTTCCCGTTGTTTTCAATAGCACCGCTCCACCATGTCCATTGCCAGGCTGTCATTCCGAGAAGAGTCAACAGCACCAGCACAGAAACAAGAGCAGCGTTTCGATTATTGAGATAATTAGCTAAAGAGCTTGCCATCGATTTGTTTATCCGAGTTAGGGTTTTTGTATAAATCGAACTTCTGCTGGTGATAGAACATGTTTACAGGGAACTTACGAGACCACGAATTGTAGTCTTGAATTGATTTGTTGTAAGTCTCAACGTAATTAGCTATACGGTTAGAAGTAACAGAAATCTCTGTCATGTAGGTTTTATAGTGTTCGCTTGCCCGAAGTTCTGGGTATTTTTCTACAAGAGCAGAAATCATCTTTGTGCCAGTATTGATATCGCCAGATTTACGAGCTTCGATAATCTTCGTGAGTGTTTCGCCCTCGTATTTATTGTACGATTTAATAGCCTCTACCATGTTAGTGAACACTGAGTACTTTCGCTGAAGCTCTTTATCGATATTAGAGTAGTTGGTCTTAATTTGCTCTTCATATCTGACGCCTTTATTATTCGCATGAATTGCATACCCTAGGAAGGTAGCAGCAATCAATAAGATTGTCCCAAAAATACAAGATATCGTAATTATAGTTTGCTTATTCATTGTGAAACTCCTTTTACTTTATAATTAAAAGTTTTTCAACCGCATAACTGGTTGGCTATATAAGGTGATGATTTGCCGAGAGGCTGCCATCCTTCACGCGTTAGCAATAATACTACTGTAGCGTCGTTTCAGTACTCGTATAGTCACACCACAATTTCCGAGCAGCTGCACTATTTTTCATACGGCACTTTTGGTTTCTTTGAGTCGGCTATCCATGAACTCTTAACCTGCTGCTTATGAGCGTCTACCTATTCCGCCACCTATATAGCCAGTGACAACATCAGGTGTATAGCATTAACATGTTTGTTAATTTAGTTGATGTTGCCAGTTGATAGCACAAATGGTGTGTCTTTAGACACCGAGCGTAACTTTTCGGACTACGCCTCATCCATAAGGTTCACTAGAACTCTGTGGCAAAGTTATTTATTGTGCTACCAGTTGAACAGACGATAAGCGGTATAACCGATATTTTCTAGCGGTTTTATTACAGTCACCCCGTCGGTAGCGCTTTTCTGTACTTAGCACCGCACCTCTGCTGTCTGAGTTAACCTAGGATATATCATCTGTCCAGTTACACGGTTGAATTGTTAATGTTCACCCAGTTTATTGACATATGGTAGGTCATTGGTTACTCAATCGGCTCTAGGTCTTTGATTGCCTTCTCAACCTCGTTTTTATCGTATTCTTTGCCATTTATCTCTACAGTTTCGATTTCGAGCTGCTGAACAGTACACTCATAATATTTGAGGTCATCAACCGTGTACCAAGAATTAGCAGAAGTAAAGTTATCAGGATAACTCAAGAGACAACAATTATCGATAACTGCAAGCACTTTACACTTCTCACCATTTTTTTCAAATAAGACAATATCGCCCTTTTCTAGGTTATAAAGCGTCTTCCCTGCTGGCTCAAGCATTTCATCGTTCCAATCCCAGTCATTGTCCTCAACAACATAACAGTCTTTCTTCACACCTTCGATTGTAAGTATCTTGTCGCAATACTTTATCATTCTTTTATTTACATAAACCCCATCATATACAGTTTCAGCAATAAGGTCACTGCGCACCTTGACCTTATTACCGACTTTGAATTTATTTATTGACATTATTCTCCCTCCTCAATTCCAAAATAAATCAACCAGTCTTCTCGGTTTTCTTTGATAGATTTTTCAGCTTCTTCTCTACTCGCATAGTGTACAGGTTCACCAGAGTCGTAGCAGCCAATCTTAAATACTGCAAGCGTTTTGCACTCGTGGTCATAAAAAACAATCCACCCACCCTTGCCATTTTCAAAGTCTGGCTTAAACGTTGAGGTTCGGCGTAGTCTAACTTCGGCTAGTTCACGGTCACAGGCTTTTTCGCACTCTTTTTCGGTGCGATAAGTATTGCCGATCCTATGTCGTCTGATGTCATCAGGATACGACATCCACTGCTTTTTCAAGACGACACCCGTGTTGCTTGAATACCAGTATATATCGCCCGAGAGAGGCTCCCAGTGAATACTATCTGTTGGTTCCTGGATTTCCTCAAACCACTCTGTGAGGATTTCTGGGAACTTATCAAGAGTAGTCCTGTGATACATCATCAGCTTTGTCCTAGCGTCTGTAATTTCTGGTTTGTCTGGATTACCAGCAATAAGATTCCCCTGCTCAGAGATGTAGGCTAATTGCCCTGCTTTGAAGGTCGGTAAATCTTTAAGTAGTTTATAACGCTTCACGCTTCCTCCTTCTACTAACACGTCCTCCCTTTGCTCCTACTATCTTCGCTAGTGCTGGATTAGCGGCAAATCCTTTATACGTGCCGTGTGTCGCAAAAGATGCAGAGCCACCTTTCCTGCCAATTTCTCTATAAAAGTTTGGGTTTTTTTCTAGGTTCTTGGCGGCGGCTTTTAATCCACCAATTCTATTTCCTGCCATTCTTTCTCCTTAGAATAATTTGGGCGTTTCGCCATTTATTCGGCTATCTAATATTTGGTTAATTCGGTGAATAATATGCTCTCGTTCGTTTAATTCTTCTAGAGCGCCCTCCCTAATCTCTAGTAAGTCGATAGTGCTCATTTCGTCTAGCGATTGATAGTCATCTTCATAATAAGGCTTTACTTCTTTTTCCATTTCTTTTCCTCCTCTTTAATCCACTCTTTGTCTTGTTTGGCTATTCCGTACTCAGATATTGCTACGAAAATTAACAAAAACATGATGATTATTATCCAAATTAAGGTAAACATTTATTCTCCTTTTTTAGTTTTATGCTTAATCAATTATTTTTTGCGGTAAGAAAAGTCTGGCTGTTACTAGATTTTAGATTGAGTAGGAGACTCCGCATTAAAGACATGGAACTAGTCATTTAACCGCACACTTTACAAATTTCTACGCCAATGGTTCAAGCGTAGATCTGGGCACCAGACTGCTCAATAGTTGTCAGATAGCGCACTAATCCACTCTTTGACCACCTTCATGTCAGACTCTAAGTCATTTATCCATTGATCGGCAGAAGGTATATCTTCTCTGTTGATTATGAGTGAGTCTACAGTATTGCTCATGGCTTTGTGTAATCTCCATAGTGCAATTACCGCCTTCTTTCTTTGAGTTATCATACAGACACTCCTTTTCGCTTATAGCGCTTATTGTTCTGATACACCACTTCATACGTATATTCAGGGTGAGCAGGTAACCATACCTTTTCCAGAATCTTACGTCGCCATTTATAGTCATCAGTTTCTACGCCTTTTGCTTCTCGTAAAGTAAATGATCCGTCTAGATTATGTATTCTAAAGTCTACTTTGTGACGATATGGGAACGCTGGATTGCCATTTTCGTCATAGACCCAACCTTCTATTCGATATTGAGTGTCATAGTCTTTTATCTGACCAAGGTTCTTTTCGATTTCTAGCTCGGCGGCTACTTGTGCTTCAAACTTTGAATCGTATATCTTACCATTCATCTCAGTGCGCTTAGCACCGTATTTATTAGTCTTACCAAGCCTGCCTATCTCAGTACCACAATTACGACAAGTGAGCCTTCCTCTGGATATCATGAGGTGCTTAGATTTGCATTCTGGACAAGTAGCCACAGCTTTAATACTGTCTAGGTCAAACTTCTTATGCGTTGCTCTTATGTACATTCTTACCCCTCTGCTTACGACGCATACGATTACGCCAATTCCGAAGACGTTTTATTAGATAGTCTTCACTTTCTAGTCTTTCGTACTCTAGCTTCACACTAGATAATAAACTTTGTTTATCTGCCATCATAGATTCTCCTTATACGCCCCTGTGCGATATGTAGTCCATGCTCTATACCCTTGAGACTGCCATACACGATATGCAACTTTTACAACCGTTGCAGTATCGTTCCTGTCATCGTTTGGTTGAAAATGCAGACAGCCAACCTGTAATACACCATAGCTACCAACACATACTCCGTGATTTTCAGAGTTGGTAAGATTATGGTTAAGCGGATTACAGCTTCTATTCTCAGCCTTAGCAATAGCTAGCATTAGACTAACATCCCATCCTGAATATTTTGACAGTTCCCGTCGAACCAATTCGCAGCCCGATACCGCAACTGATTTTGATTGCGATACGGTTGGTTCGACTTTTGGATCTATCTTTGCAGCGCTTTTATTTGTCTCGGAAATAGCTGCAGACTTCCGAGTTATTTTTTTAACTGTAAAGTCGCTTGACGAACTTTATTGTCCACTTCCTCCGTCTTATTAATCTGATATTGAATGCCTGCGTAAAATGATATACCTGCAGTGATCAAGATAATCAATAAGATTGATTTGGCTTTTTCAAAAACTTGCTTCCAATTTATATTTTTCTTTTTCATTGTTTTTCTCCTTTTGCTTTTTATTGCGTTAAGTATCACACCGGTAGGCGTGCAGTGCCTGTATATTCCACAAAATAACCAATATCTAAAGAGGCCCAGACAATACATGCCCACCAGAGTGACACTTAACAATATTATGCTTTGCTGATAAGTCCAATTTGTTAAAGATCGCTTTCTGACATATTTGCTTTGATCAATTCAGCCAATCTCCGTCGCTCCTATAATTCTCGCTATTGAGCCGGATTGAGCCACCTCTTTCAAGAGCAGTCAGTGTAGTTATTCTGTCTACAAGAGGTCATCAATTTCAGATTGCCAACCTCTTCAAACAGAAAAACCCGCTGGCTCTCTACTTCCAGCGGGTTTTGCTATACAACAAAAAACGTCCTGACAAACATCAGAACGAGATTATTAAGTCATATTGTTTTTACAATCGTAGGAACTTGGTGAGGTGCGCCTCCCCATAACTACGACTGTCCACCACAACAGTTTTGTCTTGAATTGGCACCTCACCTATTCCTGGATGTGATAATATCATAGTTCCACCAGGTTTGAGTAGCCCCATTAGTCGCGAAACTGTGGAAAACTGCGGATTGTGATACGGCGGATCGGCAAAAATAATATCAAACTCCCCTGTTACATCCGCAGTTTCCATCCAATTTGATATTGTTGTTTTTATTACAATAGATTTTTCGTCGACACCCAAACTGGTTATGTTTTTAGCAATGACGCGCTGCGCGACCCGGTCTCGTTCCACAAAAACCACCGACTCAGCGCCACGGCTGAGCGCCTCCAAACCAATGGCGCCAGAACCGGCAAAAGCATCCAACACCCGCGCGCCGCGGACTGTTTCGCCCAGCGAATTAAACATCGCCGAACGAACTCGCTCGCCCATGGGATGTGTCGTTGAACCTGGTGGGGTCTGGATAAATCGTCCGCCAAATTCCCCAGCAATGATGCGTACTCTCACCGTTTAGCCTCAAACTTCCAAACCGATGCCAGCCAACCCAACATAACGGCTTTGATAATGAGTGGCATCAGTTCATGGTTGGTCTGCCACGCCAAGTCTGTCGTCCAGCCGTTTTTACCAAAATTGTCATACATTTTTAGGTCGGCCACAGCGTGAACTTGCTCTAGATAATATTCTCGATAGCCTTGCTGCTTGACCTGCAAAATCTCAGCTTCACTAGGCACGGCGTCCTTAAAGCGTGGATAAGCCACTACGCTCGCCACGCCCGCTTCAAACGCCACGTGCATGGTCATCATGCCTTTGGCGCCCCAGAATTTCCAATTGTTTTTGATGAGCTCAATTCCCGTGTCACCTTTCATGACGTTTTTCTTGAGAATTGAGGTTCGCGTCTCCAAGCCTTCGCCACCGCGCAGCTCCTGCATGGCATGTTCCAGCGGAAAATGATGTGCCGGCGTCAGACCATCGGTGATGGCATGTGCCATCCATGCCGCTTCAAAGGCAGCTCGTTCAGAATTATGTTTCTGCAGCGCCTCTGCTAGATTATCAATATGCTGGTCAATCATCTCCAAAAGCGCCGTGTCATTCGGATCGTCTGGATTGATGAAATGCCACGGCTCGTCAACGGCTGGACTTTTACGCTTGACGCCGTCAGGACCGTTTTTGCCTTCAAAGTGCAGAATATCTTTGATATCAGGAAACTCACACCAATCAGGCAGCATTGGCGTCAGATGTCGCCTGGCCACTCGATCTATCTTTTGATGAACACCGATAAATCGGCCAGAGCCATCTCTAATTGTTGTTCCTGCGTACATATTAATTCAAAATGGTTAATCGCT